CAAAGAGCCTTACCGTCACCACCAATCGACGCATTGTAGGTCGTGGCAGTGTTCAGCACGTTCGCGCCGTAAAGTTCCTTCGTCTGCTGGAAGGACTCAATAAGGCCAAGATTGCTCGGGGCAAACTGGGTCTTGTAGAGGTTGTCGTCGATGGCTTTGCGGGTAATGGCATAGCCAAGAGCAATTTCAGTATGCTCCTGATTGTACACATAACGCTCGCCAGCGCCGTTGTCGAAAGCGGTCTGACCGCCTTCAGTCTTCAACTGAGCAAGACCCAAGAAGCGCATTTCCGCAGTGCGCTCAAGCGCCATCTTGGAATCATGCTTCGTGAAAATCTTGTCGTACTGAGACGGGATCATCTCGTACTTGCCTTCAACCCCACGGAGACCGGGGAGGAGAAGGTCTTTAATAGCCGAAAGATTAACAGCCATAGTTCCTACTCCTTATTAGACGCCCGCGAGAGCTTTGGTCGAGACGTAGTTAAACGCCACAACAGCCTTCTGGTACGCGCCAGCGGAAGTGCCGTTCGCGCCCGGAGGATCAGTGATTAGGCTGACCACCTTAAAGGGCATCGTGGTGTCGTTCGACAGGGTTTCAAGAAAAGCGCCGGAAAGGCCATTGTTGGCATTGCCAGTACCGATGTTGAAGCCAACGCCGCTGTTGACATAGCTCTGGTCAACGCTGACGTTGCCAAACTGAGCCACAAACTTAGCGTTCGGATCATTGATGATGTAGCCCTCAACGGTGTTGCCGGAAGCCACATCCGAACCGGGCCAATAGTTGGACCAGACGGTACGCTTCTGAGAAACCGAGAGATACTTGCAGCCAATGAACACGCCAGCGGTCTGGGTGTTGGAAGACGAGCCAGACGTAGTGCCGCGGATCACATAACCGTTGGCATCAGGAAGTACGGGGTCGCCGTTGTAGATGGCTGAAGCATTGTAGACAATCTGGACCGCAACCTGTTCATAGGTCGGGGCGGAACCAGTGCCACTGTACTGCTGAAAACCGTTATAGGCGGCTGTATTCGCCATGACGGTGCCTCCTTTTCAGGAAGTCCCATCACTCCGCGCCGGGGGAGTTAAGAGACAGGGGGGGATTTTTGCTTTCCGCGCCGGGGGAAAGAGGCCATCAAGACCGTGGCAACAAAATACCCACATAAATTAAAAATGTAAAGGGGCCGCCATGACAGCGACCCCTAAATGTCAAAATGTCAGGCCAATTACTCGTTTGGCACTGAAATTGGCGAGTATCCCTTCTTGATATTCGCCTTAACGCGCGGGTCATTTCGCTCAAATTGACCATCTGGAGCCGCATTAAGCTGCTGTTCTTTGGCTCGCACTTGATCTTTGGCACGTTGCTTGTCAATCGAACGGGCTTCCTCAGAAATGACCGCAGGGCGCATCATCAATGCCATGCCTTTGCGTTCAATAATGGGGTGATTGCCACGACCGGGCATTTCTTCAGGATGTGCGCTGGTTGGGACAGGCTCCCAGCCCATACGCGCCAGTTGAACCTGATATGCAGGGTCTTCCTGCCCAAGCACAGTCTTGCGCTTCCACTCATATTCCCAGCCATCGGGAGCTTTGGGAGCCCGAAACTCGTCGGTTCCGGTGTCCATATCACCCAAATGGCCGCGAATTTCAGCCGCACGGCGGGCGGCGGCAACTCTGGGGTCTTCTGCACGCATTGTCGGCCTCATAGAAGGGCGGTCAGTTGCCACAATCCCCGGAATTTCAACGGTTTCCATGATTGGCTCGTCAGAATTGAGGGAATCGTTGGGTTTTGCCTGCACTATAGGGCGGGGCGGGCGTCCACGGCGTCTTGCTGCGGTCTCAGTCATCATATTACTCCTTAATTACGGTTACGTTCTTGCATCATCAGCTTGTAGTACTCCTGCGGAGTGACACCACTGATCTTTGCGGCCTCAACTTGCTCTGCGGTCAGTCGGATGGTTCCCGGACGGTTCGGGGTGTCAACCGGTTGGCGCGAAACAGGCGCAGACGGTGGCGATTGCCGGTTCTTTGTCACTTTGGCAGCACCAGACATGGCGTCATCACTCTCATAGGAAGAAGGTTTGGGACCAATGCCGACACGGCTCTCAATAAACCGGAAATACTGGTCCGATTCAGGAATAATCCCAAGATCAACCGCATCATCATGAGCGCGGCCCATGATTCGCAGGCTGCGAGAGTCGGGCAAATGCTGCTTGTTGGCGCGTAGCCACTCAGCAGATCGGGGCGTAACCTGTTGAATTACGTCATCAACACTCATTTCCCGTGGTGCCTGTTGAACAGGCGGAGGCGGCGGCGCGTTGCGAAGATCATTATAGCCACGCTCAAGCTCAGATAACTTGCTAGCATTGGTAGCAAGTGTCCGATTAATCTCAGCCGCCTTATCGTAATCGCCAACTTCCATGGCATTACGAAGGTGAGCGGTCAAAATGTCATCGTCGCGCTTAAGCGTTTCAATTGCACCACCGACAAGATGAATGCGGCTATCCTGTACCTCCATAGAAGCTTTACGAGCCTGTTCCGCAGCCTGTCTAGCCTGAGATTCAGCTTCTCTTCGAGCTTCTTTTTCCTTTTCAAGCTTTTTGCTAAGCTTTTTTAGAGCTTTTTCGACATTTTGAGGTTCACTTTTGTCGGCTTCAGCCGGGGCAGAAGCATCGACTATCTCAAGTACCGGCTCTTCCTTATTGGGTTCCGGTTTGACAGCCGTATCGTCAAGCGGAAATTCAATCTGCTCTTCAGCTTCACTCATATTATCCTCCTATTACCATACACGGTCAGGCTGATCGACCCGACCCTTTACGTTGATGTCATCAATCATACGGCAAAGCTGGCCGTTGACAGTGATGCTCCAACCTTCAGAAGGGCGAAAAACGATCCAATCACCCTCATGAATTTCAACGTCGCTAAACCACTCGCCACTTGTGTCATGGAAAGCCGACGCGCCCATTTTCAGGACCAATCCAACTTTGGACTGATACCGGTCTTCCTCAGTTGTCATGTCGGTCAAATACAGACCACTCTTGGTCTTCTGGGGACGCACATACACTGCCACCAAAAGCTGATTGTTGAACACCTCAACTGATGAAATGTCACCGGACTGCTTACGCAAGACTTCTGCCGGATCGTTCTCGTGTTCCATTTCCATATGCGGCATTCTAACCCCCTTCACGTTCTCTGCCATTCACAATGGCATCTGCCTCATCGCATAGGTCTATAGCTATGCGAAGTCCTTCGATCCTACCTACTTGGTGACGGTAGGCCGAAAAGTCAAAACCTTCAATTTGATAAGAGGTTACGAGAGCTTCTTTAAGTCGCTCTATATTTTCCTCAAGAGCCTTCTTCAGCTCATACTGATAATACATCTGGTATGTTGTAGCTGCCATAACCGCCCCCTTAGCGGCCCCCTTTAGTATCCATGGGTGGGAGCGTGAAGGGGGTCACGCTCCCACCCGGTCATTCGCAGTGGCGGTCAAAGCCAGCGCGAATTACTCAAGCTTTCTGGATTCCGCTTTTGTGTGCGGCAATCTCAGTCTTTTCCAACCGGCCAAGACCAGACCCAGAACCAGCATCCATGTCTTTATAGGAACGGTAAGTACGCCCACCGGCCTTACGCTCACCGCGCTTGTGTTCAGCAATTTCCGTCTTCTCCAGACGGCCTTCGCCGGAGCCAGCGCCAGCGTCCATGTCTTTGTAAGACTTGTAGGTACGGCCACCAGACTTACGCGCCATGGGCATACCGGGAGGGCCAGCAGGACCAGCTGGGCCGGGCATCGGGATCGGCATTGGCATAGGAGCGGGCGCAGGAGCGCCAGCAGCCGGTGCGGGCATCGGAACAGGCATACCGCCCGGAGGCTGATCACCACCCATGCCCGGAGGCGGGGTCGGGCCACCCATCGGATTAGCGCCACCCATGCCCGGCTTGCCAGCACCAATCATAATGTTGATGTTGGTCTTGCCACGGGTCTTGCCCCCGCGCGCATGAGCATCGCGCCCACCGGGAACAACGCCGGGAACCTTACCGGGATAGCCGGGGCCAGTGAATACGCCGCCGCCTTCTTTGCGAGCTTTACGAGCTTCAGGCTTCACCATCTTCTTGATAAGCGCCTTATCAGCTGCAACATCTTCGTGAACTTTGCCGCCCTTCTTGTAAGGGACATTGGCAGTGCTGGGAACCATGTTGAAGCGGCTGTCATTGGGGTCAACACCCTGCGGTGCCGTGCCAGTGCCGCGACCGTCAGTCGGGGAGAGGGGGGCATTCATGCCGCCACCCATCATCGGCCCGCCCATCATCTTCTTGGCTCGTCCACCAGTCTTCAACGCGCCAACGTGCTTGACGCCAGCCCGTTCCTGATTAGCAGACTTCATGTCCTTATTTGCCATGGAGTCAGAAGTCATCGGCTTGTTGCCAGTGCGAACAGCCTTACCCATGTTAGACTTGGCAGCCAGACCCTGAACCTTACCGCCAGACTTGAACGCGCGGCGGCTGAGAGGACGAAGGCCGGTCTTGGCCTCAGTGTTCAGCGGCTCGGGCGGCGTCCAAGAAGACGAATCAACTTTCTGGTGAGGGTCGGCAGTAGTAAGGCTCTTGGCCTTAGCTTTCATGGCCGCTCGGGCCTGTTTTGCCATTTCAGACATGATAGCTCCTAATTAGGATTACGGGCGTCCCCGTTGGCGCTTGGCCTTTGGTGACACTAGCATAAGAGCATTGTCAACAAT